GTTTGTTTTCCCTATGGAACGTCTCATTCAGGAAGGACCTTTAACTGTCCCACTGACTAAGATGTACAAAGACAATGATACCCCTATCTACTTTGGAAAGAATATTATCGGTAGATTACACCAAATGTTGCAAAAAGATGAAGGAGACGAAAACACCGTCTTGAACCTTGATTGGTCCAAGTTCGATGCTTCGGCACCGTCATTCTTGATCCGTGAAGCATTTGATACACTCAAACGTAACATCAACTTCGCTACTTACAGAAACAAGCCCGTATCCAAAGGCAATAGCCGCCGGTGGGCTCGTCTCTACCAGTTCGTCGAAGACTACTTTATCTACACTCCTGTCTGGTTACCAGATGGCTCAGTTAAGACAAAGGCTGGAGGTATTCCTTCAGGTTCAGGCTTTACACAATTGGTTGGTTCTATTGTGAACTACATCGTTATTCGCGCAACATGTTACTATCTAGGCTACAAGGTCCTATCCATACGCGTCTTAGGTGATGACTCATACGTCGTCATTAAAGGACATAAGGGTAAGATTGATCTTGAGAGCTTTGGTGAAGTCGCTAATCGCTTCTTTGGCCTAAAGCTTAACAGTGAGAAGTCTAAACAGTGGCAAGGTGATGAACGTGGACGCACGTTCCTCGGTTACGCATTTCGAGCGGGTGCTTTATACCGTCCGACCCGCGAGTGGTTCCTTTCGCTTCTATACCCAGAAAGACTCGTCGCTACAGTTGAAGAGTCCTTTTCTAGGATTGTAGGTTATCTCTACATTGGAGCGATAAATGATGAGCGCTTTTGTAAATTTACTGATTGGTTCCAACGTGGTTACCCAATCAATAAAGAATTCGAATGGCGCCCAGATAAAGACCAAGCTAAGAAGTTTAAGTTTACTCTTGGCATAACACCTGACTTTCAGCCTTTGAAGGAGCTGTCGGTATGGGAGATGTCGTTTAAGTTGGTCTATGGTTGGCCGAGCAAAAGATCAGCGAATGTGAAATACGTTTCACCCCATTATGTCGACTGAACACTGCTTTTTGTTGAAATTCAAAAAAAAAAAAAAA